TGTTAGTGAGATGGAAGGGATGACATACTTTTATGAGCAAATGAAAAAGTTAAAACAATCTGCTTTATCAGAAGATAAGAAAGCTTTAGAAGACCTTAAGAAATTAAGTTACTCTCAAGATTCTTTACTATTAGATATGTTAATAAATGACCCTGACTTTGCAAATAAGTTTGGTGATTCACTAGTAGACCTTATGGCACTTAAAGATATGGATGGTACTACTCCTTTATTTGCAGGTGTAGATGATTTAAGTGAAATTGATTATCTAATGAAGCAAAGAACTTTCTTTCAAGATAGAAAGCAAGGAGGAAATAAAGTTGTAGAAGGATTACCATTTGGAGTTAGAATGAGTACAATGAGTACACTTACAAATTCTGATAAAGGTAGAATGATGATGATGAAGACTGCTGTTTTAGATTTATATGCTGAGGCTGATAATGCTTTTGAGATAGCAGAAGATGGGACAGTTACTTTTAAACAAGATTTAAACAATGTTCTTTACAAATCTTTAGTTATGCCAGAGATGAGAAGAATGGTAAACTTTGTTGTTAATAGCAGAACATCAGATATACAAGGGTATGCTGAAGGAGCAATAAGATTTAATCTTATTCCAGCTCTTAACACAGTAAAGTCTCAGGGAAATAAAGGACAAACAATTTTAGAGTCTATAGAAGCTGCAGCTCAGAGTGGTAAAACTGTAGAAGAAGTAATGAAGGATCTTGAGTCAACTTTTAAGAACGATATTAGTTTAATATTACAAGACAGTATTGTTAAAGAAGCTCAAAGTAATGTCACAACTTTAAATTCTTTTGCAGGTAAAACAGATAAGTTTAACAACAGTGATTACATAAGTAAAAGTAAAGTTGGTAAAACTGTATCAGAAAGTATGTTATTAGCAGAGCTTGATTATACAATTAACTCTATGATGTCTAACATGAACTTTACACAGTTAATTGCTGGAGACCCTGCTCTTTACTACAATGCTAAAGAAACAGATCTTGGAGACACTGCTTCTCACCATAATAATATCTCAAAAAAATTAGGTATTAACTTAGGTAAAAGAATGGCAGCAATGATTGCACCAGGTTCTGTTTTAGCAGACTCACAAGACAATGAGTACAACTACGTGTTCTTATCAGATGCTTATTTACCTGCACAAAACTTAAACTATGTGATTGCTATAAATTATGGGAAGGCTGCTTTAAACGAAGTAGATCCAGAAAGTAATTTAACTTATGGAGAGTTAGTTGCTAAGTTAACAGATAGTGACAGCTATGCAGAGACATTACAAAACAGGTTTCCAAAGGTTGCAGGTTTTGTAGAGATTGAACTTACTGATGCACAAGAATATACAACTTTAAAAGAAGCATTATATGTTTTAGAAAAACAAGGGAGAATATCAAAAGAAAAATCTCAGAATATTCAGAAAGCAGTAAAAGAAGGAAAAGACCTTTCTAAAGAAGATCTTGACATAGTTTTACAACCACAGAAGCCAGTTTACACTGGGACTGTAATGGATGTAGAAAACGATGTAAACAGAATGATGTATATTAAGTCTTCTTCTATTCCATTAATTCCACAGTTAACTAGAAACATGGAGATAGATAAGTTGAGATTAAAGTTAGAGGCCATAGAGGAGGTTACAGGTAAAACGACTAGAGCTGGACATCACACTGCTAATAAAGTTGGTGGGGTAACAGCAGAAAATAGATTTGACCCAATTTTTGAGGACGGAGATATTATGCCAAATAACACAATAACACTTAGTAGAATTAACTTTAGAATACAACAAGATGTTGTAGACAAGACATCCAAAGAAGGAGATGACACTGTATCTATGGGAACACAGATATTTAAGTTACTAATGGGAGATGGTGTAACATCTATGGAAGGCTTTGAATTAAATGGTAAAGAGATGACAGGTCAAGAACTTAAGGGAGAGTTAGATCAAGTATTCTCTGGCATGGTTAATCTAAACAAAGATAAGTTTTTAACTTCTTTAGGTTTAGACGATAACATGAAACCTATAGATAAAGAAAAGACTTTAGCTAAAATGCAGACTCTATTACTTAAAGAAGCTAGAAGTAGAGGATTTTCTAAGCAAGACTTGAAGATACTTGACATAACAAATGATGGTGGAAACTCTACCTTTAAGTTACCTTTATGGATGACAGGACAGAGTAACAAGTATGAAGCTATGTTAAATGCTCTAATAAACAACAAGATATTTAAGCAGAAAATACCAGGTGTCAAGTTTGTTGCAGCTTCAGAAAATGGAATGAAGCTCCAAGAAGGGCTAAAAGATGTTGACCCTAGTAAAATTATTTACATAGGTAAACCATCTGAGGGACAACTTAAAAGTACAACTGCTGAAAACGGAGAGTTAAATACAGCAGAAATATTTGTACCTTCAACATTTAAAGTAGATGGTAAATTGGTAGATATGTTTGAGGACTTTGATGGAACAGAAGGAACTTACATTGAATTAGTAGATGGCCATATTCAATTAAAAGAAAACATGGTAGACTCAGGGTTACTAGATCAGTTTGTATTTAGAATCCCAACTTCTTCACATGCTCTTGGTTCTAAAGTAACTGTAAAAGGTTTCTTACCACCAGAAAATGGTAGTGTTATTATAACACCAGCAGGATTTATTGCTCAAATGGGGCAGGATTTTGATGTCGATTCATTGACAGCGTACCAACACAATCACCTTGTAATGGAGGATGGACGGATAGTTAAACTTACTGAAGGTATGGAAGAGGCTTGGAAAGCAGAAAAGCAAGACAAGATTAATATACTAGAAAAAGAATTAAGAAAGCCAGGAGCTTTAAAATTATTTGGTGAGGTAGAAAATAAAATTTTAGAGGCTCTTAACATATTAGAAATTGACACTACTCTTACTAAAGAAGAAATGTTAGAACAAATCAAAGACCTTAAAGCAAATTTAAGTAAGGACTTTACATTAAAATTATTACAGAATAAGTTTATAGATATTCACTTATCTGTATTTTCTAACCCTGCAGCTCAGAAGCTAGTACAAAAAGAATTAAGTATGACAATAGCTGAAGATCAAGCAGATGCAATTTCATCGATACAAGATAATGTTGAAGATACTACATTTAATATTCTGTCCCCAAAGTACCAGCAACAAAAATTGAATGCTGGTTCTACAGGTAAAGTAGGTATTGGTATTTATGCAAAAGCAGTAACTCTACACAGTTTAGCAGAACAAACTGCATCAGCAGGGAAGCCAATGCAATTAGGCAGAGTTAAAAAAGGAAAGCGTATACTAGAAAATATTCAAATAGGTAATATGATTAGTGATGGTAAATTTGGCAATCTTAAAACAATACCAACAGGTGGAGCTAAATTTAAAGATATGGTAAGATACATATCTGCAGCATTAGATGAAAAAGCAAACACAGCCACAGATAATGAAAAAGCACAAATTCTTGGTAGAGTAGGGTTAAACCACAGATCAGCTCTTGCTGTAGATGGTTTATTAACTATGCAAGGTTTTGACTTATCTTACACGGAGTTAACTGAAGCACAGTTTGATGTAACAAACCCATTCCATAAAGAAATGAAAATGGATAATGGTTCTACTATCAAATATGCTGAACACTCTATACCTTACTTATTACACTCTCAACCAATTATAAAAGAATTCTTTGCACTATTAGGAGAGTTAGATTCACAGAGTACAGAGTTTGTTGCTGATAGTAAAGCAGAGGCAATAGATGCTTTGTTAAAAAAGTATCAAAGGCAGGCTAATAACAACTCATATTTGACTATATCTTACGGCAACCTAAAAGAAGTTGGAGAGGATGGAGCTTATTTACAAAACAACAGTACATTTACTGGAAACTTTTTAGAAAACCAGTTAAAATTAGGGAGCAAAGCAGACCCAATGGACCAGTTACAAATACTTGCATTATATACTGGTCTTATAACAAAAGCAGAAGGTGTTAAAGAAGTAATGAGACTTGCTGATTTAAATAACTTAGGAAAATCTATGTGGGAATCTGGACAAAAAGTAGAAGACTTTATTGAAGTATTAAGTGAAGATAATGCTCCTTCAATATTGGGTGCACATAATCTTGTAGGAGAAATAGACAACTACAATTTACTTAAGAAAAACTATCCTAATGAAACTGTTATACCTTTAGATGATACAATGGGATTACGTCCTACAACTAATCAAGGTGTGATGGTAGGTAGTGCACTATCTTTAAACTCTAATTTGTTTAGTGATTTATTTCCTGCAAAGAGTAGTGATATAAAAGATTTTATAGATAACCTAATAAGTAACAGTAAACACAATAAAAAGAATGGTAAAAAGTTATCAGCAAGCAAAAGAGTTGAATTACAAGAAAAAATCTTTCAGGAAATTAAAAAATACTTAACTGCTAATTCAGGATTAGGTTTATTTGATACAACTCCGAAAGAAACTAGAGACATCTTATTTATGGACACGGAAGAGAATACATCTATAAGTTCTTATTTAGGTGATATCAAGAATGATTCTAACCCTGACTTTATAGAAGGACTAGAAATAGTTAAGGGAAATCGATTCTTAAACATACTTAAGTCAGAAAAAGGAGAAAATGGTATGGCTTCTATTCTTAAGTTTAACAACCAAGAATCTTTTGAAGGTAACCAAGAAGCAATATATACAGCAGTAAAAGAACTTATTGCTGAAGACATTGCATTACCTCCAATAACTAGAAATGGTGTAGAGGAATCTTATTCTACTAGAAAATTAGTTCAAGAGCTTACAGCTTATTCTTATGCTTCTGGAGGTGTTATATCAGGGGCTATTGAGTTTCATAAATATTTACCAATAGAATATTTAGATGACATGCAAGTGACCACTAAAAAAGGTAATACATTTACTGTAAGTAACAGAATAAGAAAGTATAATATTTTTACAGAAAATATTAATGTACAAACCTTATTAAAAAGTTTTGTTGATCAGTATTTCCAAAATAATCCAAAAGAAGCAATGACAGTAAGTAAGATGGTTAAGACAACAACAAAAAACGGTAAAGTATATTACAGATCACCAACAGGTCTGAGTAGAGAGTATTTACGTGTGCCTATAAAAACAAGAGGTAAGAAACCTAATGCTGCAAAACATAAGTTGTATAAACTTAATGAGTCTGGAGTGTATGATGAGATAGCAGTACTAGGACAGCAAGGAATGAGTGAGTATAGTTACTTAGCAGATATGACTGAGAGTACTATACCTACAGGAAGCAAGAAAGTAGAACCTGCAAATCCAAAAAGAATGTTATTTCAAACTAATGAAAAGTTAGGCGAGATTCCAAAGGATGGTTCAGACATTTCTGATTTCTTACTTGCAATAGAAGAGGGAATTTATGGTAACTATGAAAACATGCAAGAACTTGCAGGGTACATAAAGCAGTTTGTAGCACCTGGAACTAAGTTTAATTATACAGATGCAAATGTTAAAGGAAGAGTTGTTAATGGTAAGGACCTATACATAAATCCTGACAACATTGACAGCAACGAAGATCTTGCAGTTACATTTATGCATGAAGTTGTACATGTACTAACATCTAACTTTATTAATGACCATGTTGGTAATGATGGACAGCCTTTAGAAAATGCACCAGCTGAGATAATTTCTTTAAACAATGTAAGAAATGTTTATTCAGAGCACCTAAAGAAAACTTATGGTAAAGAGTACACTGATTTCTTAGCAAAGTTTGAAAAGTACGAAGCTTTAAAGGCTAAAGGACAGGATACATCAGAAGTAAGTTTTAGTAGAAAAGATATTAACATCTTTTACCCTTCTGTGAACTTAAAAGAATTTTCTGCAACATCTTTAGGTAACAATAAAGAGTTTAAAAAAGAAGCTAAAAAAGTAAAATATTTAGAATCAAACAAAGATGTTTTACAAAAGACAGCAGAAATCATAACAAAAATCATAAAAAGGTTAGGAAAACGTGAGAATATTGAAGAAAATAACGTAGCTTTGCAATCCATGGAAAAAAGTATGAGTTTGATACAAGTGGCAAATAAACATAACAAGTTAAATGATGCTAAACCTGTGCCAAATCAAGAAATAAATCCAAGTGAATTTAAAGAACTACGAGACACCTATGGTACTGAACCTGCTTTTGATGAAGAGTATTACAATCAAATAGCAGAAATGAATAATAATTTATCAGACCCTGAAACTCAAGAAAGAGATGAGAATACCATAGACTTATTACCAATGCCGAGAACTAAAAAATGTAAATAAAATATGAAAGCATGTAAATCACAAATTGCAGAAGCAAATGTTATTGTTAAAAATCAAACTGATGCAGCAATCAAACTATTGTCAGACAAATCCCCTAGGGTAGCCAGGGAGATGGCAAAAAGAATCAATGAGAGGCAATTTTTTGGGCAACCATTAATTGAAATAACAGGAAAGACTGCTGATAGAATGCCAATAATTTCTATAAACAAAGATGCAATTAATCCTACTATTGAAAAGAAGATTGAAGATGACATGAAAAGAGATTTAGATGAAAGAAATAGAGAATTAAAAAGTGGTAATAATGATGGAATGTTTAATGATGACATGCCAACAGAAAAAGAACTCATTGACCAAGACACTTTTTTTAATTGGCAAAGTGTTTTAAGTAACAAGATGGCTTTAAAGAAGTTAATAGAAAAGAAAAGAGACCTTGAGAAAAATAAGACTCAGACTAAAGATACTCTTAACCAGATAGACCAGTACAACGAGGTAATTAGAAGACTACAGAGAGACATAAATTCTTTGCAAGACTCTGACAACCTGTACACCAACTATATAGACATTGTTATGGGTGACATTGACAACATTAAATTGTTGTTAAAGAATCCATCTGTGGAAAACATCCAGACAATTGGAGAGTACATAAACTTTTTAAATGCAATGAGTAGCCTAGATACAGCTACTGGATTCCAACCTTTCTTTAAGAGAGCAGCTAAGAATCTAGAAGATTTTGAAGGTGTTGATGAGATTCTACAAAAACAGAAAGAGTTTAATGCAGCAGTTAAAGAAGTAGAAAACTTATGGACAAATGAGGTATCTCAGGTAACAAGAAGATTAGTAAGACATCACATACTTAACAAAGATCCTTTTAAAGATTGGGATCAATTAGATTTAGATGAGGAAGTTAATAGAGCAATAGAAGCACAATTTAAGAAGACAGGTAAAGGAGCTGATACTAATAACACGAAATCTTTTTTCCAAAAAATGGAAGACCAAGAAGATGACAATGTATTTGTTTCTACAATATATAAAATCTACTCTGATGCAATTGCGATGAACAACAATAAACAGCAAAGAAAAAACTTATCTTTATTACAAGACAAAGTAAAAGCAAAACTTATTGACTTAGGTTATACTAAAGGAAAAGGCCTAACCTTAAAAGCTGATGAATCAATATTTACTAGAAAAGATGATACTGTACACCAGCTAATTGGTAAGTACTCAATTGACTGGGTAAAGTTTGAACAAGGCATGGAGAAAAATCAAGCTCTTATGAGTGCTCTAATTGGTAAGCAAGTTTTAAGTGCCTCTAATGTTGATCAGATAAAGAAAAACTTTCAGAAACTAGAAGGTAATGTAGATTTTTTAGATATAACAAAAGTTCCTGAGATTATTAATAATCCAGATTTTGCAGAGTTTGCTAATGAATTTAACAAAGAGGAGGCAGAAGCATACAAGCAAGAGTTAATAGCAAGAATTACAGAAAGGGAATATAATAAAATGGTTGAAGAGCAGAAATTAAAAATCTATTCTTTCCAAATACAGAGACAAAATAGTGAAGTTCGTTTAAGAGAACAGCTAGGTATAAATCAAGACCAAGATATCAAAGAGTTTGCATTGAACAATGTGATACAATATAATTTACATAATAAGATGGTTGCTTCTAATAATCCTTTTACTTTTTTAGCAAATCATAAAGCTGGTAAAAAGAATCTAGTAACAAGAGAATTCTTATTTCCTAGTGGTGAAACAGGGCTAAGAGCTGACTTTGCTGACACACAGTTTATTAGCTACATGCCAAAAAGGGGTATGGATAAATACTTTGACAGTCAGTTTGAAAGTTTAATTGAGGCTCCAGGTAATGAAATTCTTAAGGAAGCTTGGGGACACATGGCTGACCTAGTTCAGTACAATAACAAAAATGGTTTTAACAAAAGCCCAGACAACTTAACAGAATATAGTCTTGCAGCCACAAAAGAAAGAGCAGTAAGATTAACTGGAGGTCCATTTGATTGGTTTAAAACCTTGACTACTGGTACATTAAATAGACTTCATGCTGCTTTAACAGGGGACAAGTATGTAGACCCTACTGCTAAAAAGAATGCTTCTGGATCTATAACTACTGTAGACCAAAAGATTGAAACATTATACAAAAGAAAAATTACAGCTTTTCCTAATGCTACAAATAAAAAGAAAGCAGAAGTGAGGGCACAAGCTAAGGCTGAAGTCCTAGAAACAATGGATGGAGATCTTATAGAAAATATATTAGCAACTACTGAGTTAGTAGAAACCTTCAAAGCAAAAAGAGAGGCTGAAGCTGCATTAACTTTTATGCAAGATCAACTTAACTTATTGCAGAACAGGCCTAACTTTAACAGAGTAGTTAATTTCTTTATGGACAAGAAAGTATATGGTATTAATAACAGACATAACTGGTTACCTGCAGGAGGTAAAGATGCACAGCCTAGATTTAGTTCCAGGTTCTTTACACAAACTGAAAAAGCTGTAAGGAAAGAAACTAGAGCTGCTATTAAGAACCTACAAAATCTTAGAAAAGAGGCCAATGAGGGTGAAATAGTTAAAATTGACAAAGACATAAAAGCTTTTGAAGATTATCTTTTGTCTGGAGGTAAAGTAATTACAGCAGGTACAATACTAGAAGCTTTAACTATTAAAGCAACAAGGTTTGCTGCCTTTTCTATAAACGTGAAAGCTCAATTAACTAACTACCTTATTGGTAATACAAATGCTTATGAAGTTGATGGTAAGATGGGCTTTTGGGATGAAGGAGAATATTCTTCTGCCAGAGTTTTCTCAAGAAAACCAAGAAGGCTAGCAGGTGGTGTCGAGCAAGATATAGGAGATGCATTACTACAGAGATTACAAATTTTCCAAAATAGTGCAAATGAATTATTTACATTAGAAAAAGGTAGAGCAAAGAATTCAATTGCTGCAGTAGCACAAAATCCTATGAACTTTGTAAGTGAGGTAGAGAAAACAATACAGAGACCACAGATATATGCTTTACTATCACAAATTAAAGTTAAAGATAAAGATGGCAACGAGGTAAAAATGTTTGACTCAGCTGGAGTGCACAGTAATGACATAGAGACTTTTCCTGCTTTTGAAGTAGTGAATGGAGAACTAAAGTTAAAAGATGCATTTAACACACCAGAAAATAGAGCGACCTTTATAGAAAACAGTAGCCAAGAATATGCTAACCTATTTGGTGATGCAGGTCATGTACCTAAAAAGATTGCTGAGATAAATGGTGATTACCGTGATTCGAGTTCTTATTTATTTGAGAAGTATTTCTTAAGTGCTTTACCTATGTTATTTAAAAGATGGGCAGTAAGGACTGTAGAAAAGAAATATGGTGTTGTTCAAAGAGCAACTAAAAATGACCCTATAGCAGCTATGGCAGGTCTAGCAACTATGGGTGGTGTATTTGGATTAGCTACAGGTTTTGTAGCACCTATGGTTATTATGAGTGGTTATACAGCTTATGCAATCTATCATAACACTGGTGCAAGAAAGCTAAGAGAAAGAAAAGAAAATGTTGATGTAGCACAAGCAGCAGCAGATTTAAGTGTAGCTCAATATATTCTTAAGACAGGTAAAAGAGGAGGAGAAAGATTCGCAAGAGTAATGGCAGCAAATGTAGCACAGACTTTACAAGGTATAATAAGAATACCAGGTATAAAAATGCCTTACACTCAGCAACTTAAAAGAATTGCAGAGATGGGAGACAAAAAATCTACTACAGGTAAAGAACTTACTGAACAACAGCAAAGAGAATTATCTGAAGATTTACATTTCTTATCTACAGCAACAGCACAGACATTAAAGTTCTTAGCATTAAGAGCAATTGTAAGTGCAATGTTAGCTCCAGATGATGAAGAAGACAAAGAGTATAAAAAATTACTAAAAGATCAAAAAACTTTTTGGGCAAGACTGGGTTCTGCTCCTGACACGACTATGTATTACTTATTAGAAAATACTTTGTCTGGTTTTATTAATGATAATAATATGTTATTTAACACTGAAGCTGTAGTTAGAGCTGATGACATGTTAGGTGTACAAAAAATGATTAAGTTAGCAGCAGCTATTAAAAGAGAAGCAGAAGGAGAGGGTGAACTAAAAGGTGGATATAACAAAGGAGAGAGCATCTTGAAGACAACTATGATGAGAACATTTATACCTTCAGTACTTAAAGATGGTGTATCTTTAGGATTTGGTTCAAGCTCTAAGCGTGACTTTGACACTAACAATGTTATAGACCAGGAAGCTAAACCTCTTTTAAAGAAGATAAATAAAGCTAGGATAGATGCAAGAGAAGATGCTAAGCCAAAATTAGAAAAGAGGTATAGTTATATTACAGATGATGAAAAGAGAAGAAAAAGAATAAATAAAGAGTTACTTAAAAAGTTCCCTGTTATTAAAGAAAAGGATATAAAGTATGCATACAAATATAAATGGAGACACTATTATGATGGAGACATCAAATAAACAAAAAAAAAAGAGGAGCTAATTGCTCCTCTTTTGTTATAATGTAACATTATTCTTTGTTACTTTACCTATACCATCATGTGTTGTTACTGGGACTGCTACTGGTGCAGCTTTCCCTCTATTAGCCCATTCCAACATTGCATCAATTGCAGGTTGTACTACGGCCATTCTTTCTTTTTTTGTCATCTCTATTATTCTATTCGTCTAGGGGATAAAGGTCCTCCCAACCATCTACTGAATTGGGATGAGCATATACTCTGTCCTCCTTTGGTTTTTGTTGCTCATACTCCATAACCATAAATGGCTGACCATCTTGTCCCCAACGCTCTATACACTCATCGGCTTCTTTTTGTGCTTCTTCAAAGGTTTTAAATCCATCCTCTTGGTCTATTGCGTAGCCAAATTTATCTTCAGTAACTATTTTATACATTTTCATAAATTTTCTCTTATTAATCTTCTAATTTTTAAGCTATTGGTATGTGAGTTTTCCCCTTTATGCCAATAGACTGCTTTATCTAAAAACTTTATTTTTCTTCTTTTTGCAAGGGCCAGCCTGTGATAACCATCTATTAAATGATACTCATTTTTGTCTGTCATTACTAATGAAAAATATCCCAACTCTTTAAGACCTTCATAATTATCTATAGTAGGTGCTACAGCCTCTACTCTTGCCTTAATAGTTGATATATGGTCAGTGTAGATTGCTATGGGATCTAAATTCCATTTGTGTATATCCCATAACAATGCAAACCATTCATTAAAATTTTCTTTTTCGTGAAATCTAATAGCCTCATGGAGGTGAGGATACATTTCCACTAACAGGTCAGCAACTTGGCCTGAAACTTTTTTCATTGTTTTTTCAAATGTGTGCATGCTAAAATTCAATTAATTTGTAAGTAATTCCAAAACCCACTTGCCAACCTACTCTTACTATTCCCTGGTTAACAGAGAATCCAGCTCCAGCATAAGGACCAATAACAAAGTTCTTTTGTTTTTGTTTAATGCTGTACACTCTCATGTCTTTAATATTAGAATATGGATTTTCATCTTTAGCTATTGCAAAAGGTTTACTCTTTTTAAATAAACCTTGAGACTCTGTCCCTATCACTAGACTAATTTGGTGGAATGTCTTTAGTGAAATTTGTGTTGAGTCTTTTGATGCTACAGTGCTAACTTCATACCAGTCATCTGTAATACTTGATTTGTAAGTTGGGGTATTTGAGATTGAATCCATAACAACTGTAGTTACAGCAACAGTATCTATTTGTGTTTCTGTCTGCACTATACTTGCTGAGCCTCTGCTATTTCTTAATAACCTCTTATTTTCTTTAACTGTTTTTTGTAACTCTGTAATTAAACTATCTTTAGTTTTAAAAGCAAGAAAATCTTTTCTTGAATTTGTTTCTAAAACTTGTATCTTAGCCATGCTTTTACCATCTTTGTCTTGTAAAACTTGGATGTACTGCGCACCAGCTTCTGTTAAGTTTTCTTGTACTATTCTTGCTTCTCTTTCACTAAGGTACAGAGTTGTCATGATTACAAGCAGAATAATTAAAGCAATATTCTTTAATAGTCCTGTTAATGATGTTCCTAAAATTTTTCTACTTGTATTCATAATTATTGTTTTTTATTCTTTTCTTAAAAAATCTTTGATTTGATTGTCAGTAAAACTACTGGCAACTCCAACTAAGATACCTCGATTATCAAGGAATTTAATGTAATTTCTTTTTTGATTTACTAAAACTTGTCTTCCTGTTCTGTGGTCTGTAAAATAATTTACACCACTTTCTTCTCTATCGTGAAAAATAAGTCCCTCATCTTTTAATAATTGTCTCACTTCCTGATTTGCTCTATAAAATTTTCCCATTTTATTTAAAATTTGCTATAACATCACCCTTATCTATTTTATTTAAGAATGGTGTCGAATTATATATTAAAACTTCTACTTCTGTATTATTAGGACCAACTAAGATATTTTTATCTGCTGGTGCATCTAATACTATTAAACCTTGTGTTAAAGCTTTTTCTTGATTTGTAAACACTGTTACAATATTATCATTGCTTTGTTCTAAACTAGAGGCAAATAATATGCGCTCTAAAGATCTTAGTTTAATGTATCCTCTTTCTTGAAATCCTTCTTGGACCTTCAATAAGTTTTCAGAGTCAATTTCTCTGTCTCCTCTGTAAACTTTTACTATTCTATCTGCTGTTAATTCCATTTTACTTATTTGCTTGTTTTTTATAATAATAATATGCACACTCTATTATATAGTCTACTATTTCTTTTTTAGTCATTGATGCAGCTTGATCTGCATCATATTCATCACCTTGTAATTCTTTTAAGTCATCTATTAACTCTGATCTTCTACTTAATTTCATTTTTTCTTTTGGTTTATGTATAGGGAGTAGACCCAACAGTCCACTCCCATATACTTATAATTATTCGTCTCCATACAATATCTCTTCACTAGAAGCTATAGTATATACTCCATCATCAGTCATAAATTGGTGACCTCTAACTTCAAATATTTCTAATCCTCTGCTTTCTAAGATGCCTTTAAAGTAGTCTACCTGATCTTCATGATCATCAGACTGCAACAAAGTATCCCATTCATAACATTTTTCTTCTAGGTTAAGACTTGTAATTTTCTTTATTATACAATATTCCATAACTAAACAATTTCACAAGACCCACCTGCACAGGCAACTGTATCACCTACTGCTGTGTTGTCAACTAGTTCAACGATTTTAGTCAAGTCAATCTTATTCTTTTGAAGGTACTCAACTTTTCGGTTAAAAACTTCATCAGTAACTTCTTCAAATGGTGCATTCTTGTAAGACCCACCATCAAAAGGTAGCACTGACAATCCATTATACTTATATCGATTATTCCACATCCACTCTCCTACATCATGCCACTCTTCTGGTTTAACAGAAACAGTTGCTGATACATTATTAGTGTTAGGACCTCTTCTGTGACCAGGGTGAACCCAATCAATGTTAAGATCTCTAACTCTCCATAGGAAATCCAATGCAGATTCTTCATTTCTAAGTATAGCTCCTTCTGGTGCTTCCATAGGAATTCCAATTACTGCGCTGTTTACATCATACTCCATCACTGTAATTAGTTCAGGGTGATATGCTGTAAAGAAATTATATAAGTCATCTCCAACTTTACATTGTACATTTCTTACATATTTAGGGGCGTGCCAAGCATGACATCCAGATGCAGTGTTTACTACACAAGATGTTGTACCTGCAGGCTTTATAGTAGTTGTTCTTGCTGCTGTGTTAATATCTATTATTCCAGCAACTCTTTCATTCTCTTCCATACCCACAGCTGATGCTGCTTCCATGTCTAAGCCTACTAATTTACCATCACCAACTCCTGTAATTCCAATACCAATAAGCGCATCTTTTTCTGTATTAACCTTCCATATATTTCTTAGGTAGTGAAAATCAGTGATGCCAGCTTGTAAAGTACCAAAGAATCCTGCAATTCTTGATCTTGTGTTATAATCTTCCTGCCCTGTGATAGTACCAGCATTAATTTCTGTTAAATTACAGAAAGTAAATGGCCTTAAACTAATCTCACAACATGGATTTGTACCATATTCAGGATCATTTGTAAAGTATATTCCAGGTTCCCCAGAATTTGAGTCTACAATCTTTTCCCATAATTGACCAAATTCAGCCTTCTTAACTCGATTTCTTAGTATTACTGCTGAGTTGTTTGCTCTCCCTAGTTCAGGATAAAGTTCCCACCATTGACCATGTTTTGCTGTAACCATCTCTTTGTCATCCATTGAGAACAAAGATATAAGCGCAGCTCTTCTAATTCCTCCAGCAAGCACAGCATCTGCAATAAAGCAACATATTCTGTGCACTTCAAAAGGTCTTAGTTTATTACCGTTTTCTTTCTCATTTAATAAAGCTTCTATTTTTGTCAATGCAATTCTTAGAGGATCTGGTCCTGGAGCTTTACCACCTGCAGTAATAAGCATAGCACCTTTTTCTCTAATATCTGTATAGTCAAATCTAGGCTTTACTTTAGTTACGCCAAAGTAAGCTTTCATTAATTGCTTCACAGCATCAGCCCATCCTTCTATTGAGTCCCCAATAAGAAATTTAGCTTTCTTTGTTGGCTTCTGAATTTCAGGCAGCTTCTCTACATGGTGTTTCTGTACTGAATACCCTGCACCTGTTCCTCCTAAGAGTAAAAACATTAACTCACTAAAACCTCTATAGTCATCCATAGGCATATAACTACAATTGTAGCCTCTTGCCTCATTCTTTTCCATAGCTGGTCCTGCAAACTGTAAAGCCCTCATTGATGGTAGAATAGATTTATCATGAATAAATTTTCCATTTTCTCTAATCTCATCTTTCAACATAGGATACCTTTTAACCATCATGTCTAGATATCTATCCACAATTTCGTTCCAAGTTTCTCTACGTTCTAAATCTGATCTGTACTTTGCGTATTTTGTGTATACTACTACATCTGAGAGTACACTGTTAACATTTTTACTCATTATCTAAAGGTTGTTGCTGCAACATCATCTTTTGCAATTACTGCATAGTTGCTGGTTAATAATGTACCTACAATCGATACTGAACTTTCAAGGGCAATTCTTACTACTTTATATGGATCTATAACACCGTCTTTTCTAAGTGAGTCAACCCACTGTTCAGTTCTAACATTATATGATTTACCATCTACACTAGATTTTAGTGATATTACATCAGGATTTAAGCCTGCATTAATTAATATCTGATTATAAGGAGCTTTGATAGCTTCTAATAAAGACATGTAACCTGCTTTTATTCCTGAAGGTACATCACTTTTAAAAGTTTTTGCCTCCAACATTTGACTTGCTCTAAGTAATGCATGGCCACCACCAGTGACTACGCCCTCCTGCAATGCAGCTCTAACAGCATGTTTACAATCTTCTACTCTATCTAATAACTCTTTACCTTCTTCTTTAGATACTGCACCTACTTTAATCATAGCTACACCACTAGTCAACTTACCAAGTCTAGTTTCAAGTATGTCTACTTCATACTTGTTACCTTTAAAATGATCTAATTGACTAACAATAAACTCAGCTCTGGCCTGGATTTCATTTGGATCTCCAGCACCACCAATAAAAGCTGTATCTTTATTAGTAATCTCTGCTCTTTCCATCTCACCTAACCAAAGTGGATTAAAGTTTGTGTCAAGACCTTCATCACTATTAACCATATCATCAGTAATTAATTTACCTCCAAACAATATAGCCATGTCTTCAAGTCTCTGTACTCTCTTATTACCGTAGCCTGGTGCCATTACAACTGTAGACATTACATTGCCTCGTTGATGATTAACAGCTAAACCACGCAATGCACTTTCATTAACATCTTCTGCCACAAATATGATAGGCCTGTTCTTACTACCAGCATACTCCACTGCTTGATAGATCTGTTTGAACTGTGATATTTTACCATCAAATATAAACACATAAGGATTGTCAAAATCTACACGCATCTTAATTTTATCCGTTACAGAATATGGAGACAGAAAACCTCTGTCAAACTGCATACCCTGAATCATATTTACTTCTGTTTCTACACCAGTACCCTGTACTACAGATATTACACCGTGTACACCTAGATTTTCGTAGATATCTGTAATAGTGTCTGCAATTGCTTCATCACCATTAGAGGATACCATAGCTACAGACCTAAGTTCTTTACTGTTTGTATCTACCTCTTGTATCATTCCTTGCATAAAGCTCAAAATGTCTGATGTTGCTGACTTAATACCACGCTTGAAATCACCAGCAAATGCTCCTAGCTCAATTGCTCTTACACCTGAATGATAAATTGCTTGGGCCAATACAGTTGCTGTAGTAGTACCATCACCAGCTAAGTTATTAGCTTTAAGAGCTACATTCTTAACTAGTTCTGCGCCAATTGCTTCTATACTTTCTGTGTTTAATTGGATCTCTTCAGCTACACTAACACCGTCCTTAGTTGTTGTCAATTCACCAAATGCATTCTTTAAGACTACAGTGTTACCCTTAGGTCCCAAAGTATCTTTAACTGCATCAGCTAACTGGTCAATTCCACGGCCTATGCCATCTCTGAATTCTTTGTCTTTTACTATTTTTTCCGTCATTACAAAATAATTAATATGTTCTTAAAGTTCATAACTATATAAGTTTTACCTTTTATAACTATTTCTTTACCATCAAAATACTCACTATACTGTACAGCTGGTTTAGCCTGTAGCAATAATTGCACAGCCTCAGGAACAGCTTCTCCATACCTAATTACAGTTCCAACAAACTCTTTAGTCTGTTCTTCCTCTGGCATGTATACTCCTGTTTGTTTTACTTCTGGTAATTCTACCAGTACATTTTCATGTATTACATTCATAATTCTTTTTTTGTATTACTATTTTTCTAAAAAATGTATCTAATTTTATTCCAAGGTATTATACTATTGTGTAGAGACTCAAACTGTTTAACCAACACTCTTTTATCTTTCCATTTATACCTTATATTCTTTCCACCATATTGACTAGTTTTGGTTTCCTGTAACTCTGGATTCCACAGCAGGCCTTCTCCTGGAAGATTGTCTGCCAAATTGTCATGGTGTTTCTTTTCATTATGTGTTAAGAAGATAACTTCTGATAACACGGCTTCTTTATACTCCTCTTTTACATTGTTGTTTACTGTATGAAACAGCTCTTCATAAAGCTTGAGTGCACCAGGTACTACAATAACTGGGCTAAAGTTTATATGGACATCATATCCAGCTTCTATTAGCTTGTTAATAAATAGAATTCTATCTATAGTAGTACTTGTGTTTGGCTCAAGCAAGGCCCTGTATTCTTCAGGCATTAAGCTCATTCTAATTCTTACTTTACCTTCAGGATTATATGTTAATAACTCCTCATTGACATACTTTGTGGCCATACTGCCAAACAAATCATTGTCTTTAAAGAAATCAAACACTTTAGTCCAATTGTGGTATTTAAGATGTAAAACAAAATCCTCATTACAACTGATATCATAGGTCCAGTATTCTGCATGTGTTTGGTTTGGAGCTTTGGGCCCTAACTTAGCACGATGTTCAGCTACTGCATTTAAGATCTCATCTGTATTTGTGGCTACACTTAATCCTGTAGGTTTATGTCGTTTCATGTAACAGTATGTACAATTGTAAAGACAGCCATGGCCAAAAGAGGGTGAGATAAAATCCGTGGACCTACCTGACTCTCTAATTAGCATTGACTTTCTTACCACTTTCTTTATCATAAATTTAAATAATATAATTCTTTCTTTGCTCTACTCCTGGCAACATACTTTAAGTTTTGCTCCTGCTTTAACTGTTCAGGTGAATTAGCAAACTTTGACGGTATTAAGTTTTCATTTAATATGTAAACTACATCAGACTCTAGGCCCTTAGCTTTGTGAATTGTACATAACATCACAGCTTTTGCTTTTACCTTGAATAAATTCTTAACTTTGTCCATCAGTACACTGATCTTTTCATAGTCAGTACTCATGTTAGCAATCAAAGCTTTAAAGTTGGCGTAGTTCTCTTTAAATACATAAAGTTTAATACGGCCTACTTCTGACTTGTCTGCTTGACATTCATCTAACTCATACAGCAGCTCTTGTTTTGCTCCTGCTACGGTGTAATTCATATAAGGTTTTAGAAATCTTGTGATAGATTGCATTATATCATCTCCTTTTATATATGCAGGTGTTCCTGTTCCTAATAAGCCAAAATATAGCTTAATAATAGGACTTGTGTTCCTACATATAATCATTGAGTCTGGTTTTACATCACTTATATCTGTCATAGTACTTACTATACCTTCTTCTTCTTTTCCATATTCCATTACATCATAGACTTCATTAGTCTCATCAATAATGTTTCTTGCACATCTATAGCATATATCTAGTGGCAGTTCTTTGGTCCCCATTGACTTAAATTTGTCAAAAGAGGAAGAATATGCACCACTAAATCCATAAATAGACTGGTTTCTGTCTCCCACGGCTATCCATTTAATGATATTGCCCTGTTTGATCAGGTTTTCTACTAGTTTATGTTGAGCTAAGTTTAGGTCTTGGGCCTCATCTACCATTAAGTAGTAAGGATCCAATGGGATTTTTAAATTATCCCTTGCAGCTAAGTAAATCATATCATTGAAGTCAATGACAATGTTTTTTTCTTTGTAACTTGCTTCTCTTAGTTTTACAAAGCCGAGCCACAAAGATACAATATCTTTATGAACTGTAAAACTTTTATCCATACTTTTTAGATGTTTCTTTATTTCAGGGATGTCATTTGTTAAAAATAACCTTGAAATATCATTCATATCCATAAGAGTATAACTCAATGCTAGCTTGTCTTTCCAGTACATCTTCTTAAAGATGGGCTTGTTTTGCGCTTGCAACTTCTTAATAATGTCAAAATTTTTACCACTTTGAATAACTACTTTCTTTCCTTTATAATGGTGTCTAATTGCCATCAATCCTAATGAATGCATTGTCATGGACTTACCTTGTTTTAGGCCTTTCTCGTCAATCTTGCTTTGAATTTCTTCCTGCACAGATTTATTGAAAGCTAAGAACAGGGTCCTGTATTTACAATACTGTAACAGCTCAAGTAATGTTGTTGTCTTACCTGAGCCTGCTACTGCATTTATTAAAATATTACTATCTGTAGTATTCCAAGTGTCAAATATTTCTTGCTGTTTTTCACTTGGTTTAAACATTATACTAATTTTAATTGTTTAACTTTTTCTATTAATTCGTCTATACTGCCATTATTGTCAATGACATGATCAAACTCATAATCATCTAAAGATGTTTCTGAAGGGTGTGCTTGAATGTAAGTAAAAGATTCTTCACTGCCATCCCATTCTAAAAATAAATCAATTCCTTTCTGTACAAGTGAATGTGGTATATTACTGTCAAAAGAAACATTTTCTAAATATTCCCCAGCACATACCTCTGAACTTAAATACAATGATCTTAATTTATTTAAAATAGAATATTCGTTTTCTACATTTTCATAAGAAACATAGTCTCTATCAACCCTAATAACAATACCACCTCTATCTTTGATAGCTTGAGCTTCATTAGGGAATCTAACATCTGTTATTATCCAGTTAGGTTTAATCAAATCAAAACCTTGTTGAGGAGGGTTACTTGTTAATAAAGTATTATTATTAATTTTTACATCTTCATAATCAGCAAACAAAGCATTCACCCAAATATTAGGATGTATAATCTGTCTACCTGCTTCAGTACCTAGAAGTTGTAAAATTTTACGAGGTGTTAATAATGAAGAAAATGTACTTTCTTTTTTACAAACTAAATCATAATTATCATCGTTAAAATATTGCCTCCAGTCTTCCCCTAGTTCTTTCTCCTTAAACTCTCTATCTTCTAGCTGCTCTCTAGTACATCCAATAATCAGACAAACTATATATTTTAGTTTATCTGCATATTTTTTGATTTGGTAGTTACTAAAGTGTGGATAAATATCCGTAGCGTTATCTTCTTCTATCAAAGTTTTTATGTTAGAATTAGAATATTTATTAAAAGAACTTAAATACTGCAATATTTTACCTGCAGTATCTTTTCCTGAGCCTATCTTACCTGATATTCCAATCAGGTTGTTTTTACCACCAGCTATCATCCTATACCATCTATCCAGTCAAGGGGAATAATGCCTGGGTTATCAACTAAAATCTTGTCTGTTGTAAATCCTTGATCTTCATAGTACTTATACATTGAAAGTAAATATAAAAAACCAGGAATCTCATCAAACTTTACTTGCCTGCTGGGACTTACGCCAACAAACATAGGCGCTGAACCATATTCACCCTGCTTAATTGTTTTAGGTGTCAATTGATATACTACAGGTTTCCCTACATTTGTGGTAGACTCTACTACAAACTTAAACAAAGCTATTTTTGTTTCATCTATGTCAAACTTTTGCTTTAAAGCGTAGCTGTACCATGCTGCTTGCATGTCATATCTATGCTTTTTGAGATTACCTGCAAAATCAAGAGTATTTCCACTCATTGTTTTAAGGTCAATTGGTTCAACTTGATTTATATTTCCTTCCTTATCTTTATGTACAATACACAAATCCAGTAATGCTTTACAGTCTATTTCTTCATCGTTAAGTGAATAAGTAAAATATATAGGCATTTGGTAATAAAAATCAATTGTTGTTCCAGCTAGCTTTTGCAGATCCCTGTCAAAGTACTTATTTGTTCTTTCATTAGTCTTTAATGAATCAACAATCTTAAGAATTCTTTGATTAGTTTCCTGTGAAATGATCTTCCTATCTACTGCATCACACATCTCCTCAAAGTACTCACTACATTTGTCTACTAACTTATTGTATCTAGTCTCATCTTTCCAGTTTTTTTGCCAGCCTACTGTATTAGCAGCATCAACAATCTCACTAGCCCAATTACCAAATGATTTTGTAGTATCAGCAACTTCATTAAATACTTGATCAACTATTTGTCTTTCTATTTCTGAAGGTACTTTCTCCATCTTGGATACATAATACGCATCTTCATATTCACCCTCTTCTCCTGTAAGAATTAAATCCACTGCACTACCTAGAGTAAAATAATCAGGTTCAGGTTTACCCTCCTCCTTATCTTTCTTTCTTTTAGCAAGCTGTGCCATCATACTATCCAGTCCTCCAGTCAACATCTTAAGTGTTGATTGATTTATTGCAGGGCTTTCAAAGTACTCATTAACTTCTGCTCTTGTTCCTATAATTATTCCCATTTTATATCTTTTATTTTATTTTTAAATGTTTTAAATGTCATTACTACTAATCTATCACCTTTTTTCTCATACACCATACATTCTCTTTTCTCAAGATCTTCTTCAAAGGTCCAGCCTCTCTTCTGGCCTTCTCTTACATGCATCATTTGTTCATGTACCGTGTTTAGTATTATACTGTAGAAATCACTTTCCCATATAAATACAAGTTCATCAGTATCTTTTCTTTTCTTTCCACGACCTACATCTTTCTTATGTATTAGCACATCCATATTTGTATGTACTCTATCATAAGGAGGAAACAGCTCTGGTAATCTTTCTCTAATTATTTTTAATGTTTTAAACTCATTTAGGCCCTTTGCATAGCCTGCTTTTATCTGTACATTAAAAGGGAGAAAATTTAGATCTATTCCAGCATCATCTAACATCCTGTTTGATTGTCTGGAGGTTTTACAGAAAGAGAAGCCAAGGTCCTCTCTGAAGACCTTAGCATAATATCTCTCTGCTGTACTACCTTTTCTTTTATTGGTTGACCCTTGTCCCATTCTTCATCTCTAGTAACAACTTGATTTTCTCAATGTTGCTATATATTCTGTCTCTTGAGTCATCAGGCATCTGTTCTGGTGGCACAATCTTATAAGCCTGCACTTCTCTATTACTAACTTCACCTGTATAGCTAATGTCATCAATAAAGTTGTCTTCAAACCCGTCAGGTAAAGCCTCATCTTTAATCTTTCCTTCATCATCAAAGCCTACAACTGCTACAGGTACATAAGCACATACACGCATCTTACCATAAGAATCTTGTGGTGGAACAGCTACTACATCAGCTGGATTTACTAGTACTCGAAGACCAGTATCACCAAAATAGTTAGACTGTAACCAAGACTTACCTGCTACGTGTAATCCACGACTACAAGTATTGTTTTGGTTTGAATCACATAAATTTCTATCCATAGTAACAGGCTCCCCTATCTTAATACGGAACTTTCCTGTATATCCATCTGTATAGACAACTCCTGCTTCCTCATCAGCTAAGCTTTCATAAAGATAAGCTAATGTACCTACATAATACTCAGCAATATTTGCTGCTCTAGCATCTGCAAAATAGTAATCATCTCCATCCTCTCTACTACATAAGTGATAGTCTTCTGGATTCTTCTTCTGCACAAACTTTACATCAGTATATGCTTCAGTGATAGCTTTAACCATCTCAGGGCTCATATTATTTTCACCGTCATTATGTAACACTACATTTCTGTAGGCCACAAATAGACCTGAACTAGATATAGACATCCCATACTGATTTAAGAACCAAAATAAGTTAGCTCTTGCTGCTGGATCTTGATTAAGACATGCTAAAGTCCAAAAATTCATGTAAGAGTTTAGTAACTCCTGATCATTATTCTTCTCTGCATTCCACATTGCAAAAGCTAAATCTTCAGGAAGACTTAACTTAGATATTTGAGGTACATATACACTGTCACCCTCAACAGTCAAGTAATCTGACTTGTCAAAGTTATTAAGCATGTCTAGCTTGTTAGCTATCTGCTCTTTTAACAATATATACTTCGGCTTCATTATGTTCTTAACTACACGGTCATCATATTGATAATCCATCACTGTTTCAAACATATTGTCATCACAATTATTTGTAGTTAGTAACTCCCCAGTTGATAATACAACTGATAAACTGTTTTTAATTCTGGTTATTTTCATCATTTTTGTTTTTATTAATTTTTTCGACTAAGTCAATTTCTATTTTAAATAATTTTCTTACTTTAATGTAATCACCTATTAAAAGTAACACTTCACTGTCATACATACTTAGCTTGTTAAATAAGCTAGTAAGTTTCCACTTATTCTCGTGTTTCTTTACAAGGGCTAACATCTTCAAGTCATACATCTTTGTCTTTTCATAGACTGCTAAGATTTCATCTAATACCTCTTGTCTCTTGTCAGAGTTACCTATCCTAAAAGTATATTTACGACAAAATTTATCTAAAGTACTTACATCTGCAGCAAACTCTTTATTTATGTCCACTAAAGATGTTGAGTAATCAGATAAACGATTTAAGTCTTTAACTTCGTTCTTTATCTTTGCTGCAGTAGCTATCTTACTACCCTGTCTTGTGGGCTTTGTAAGGATGTCTTCAAATCTTAAGAAGCCAGGAATCTCCTTTACTAACTTAAGTTTTGTAGGTGCTATTTCATAGAAAAGAGAATTCGTATAGATATGATTACTATGTGTACCTTTACGATTACCAATCATTTCAAAGAAAGTACGTAATTTATCAGCTTCAACACTACCTTTAGGAGCATAAATAACTTGCTTCTTAAGTTTTGCAGGTTTTAAATCTTCATATTTATACGCTATAGAATCCGTAGTAACATAACTAGTATTAGAATATCTCATTTTGTGCACATTAATCTTTTCAGACCAGTTAAAACCTCCACCTGTTCTTACACCTCTTTTAAGTTTATCTGCTGCTTTAGTGTCAACTATCCATTTAGCTGGTACACTAGAGTTCTTAAATACAGATATCTTACCAAGCTTCTCTTTAAAGTATGCCCATATCATCTTTCTGTGATTTCTAGATACATCATCATTTAAGATGTCGTCCCTTAACAATCTCACTGACTTTCTAAACATTTTATAGTAATCTACACCATAGAAATTAGAGTCATCTTCAAAAGTTTCTCTAATATATCTTTTAGACATGTTATTTAAATTAGCAACATCACAAAAGAAAGATAATTTAAACTTATCTTTTATGGAATCTACACTCTGAAATCTATTTACATACTTAATCTTCTTGTTGTACATGTTATAGTTATAATCAAATGCTCTAGCCCTAATTACATTACTAAACAACTCACAAAATCCATGTAAATCACCAACGTCCTCACCATTTAAAGTAAAGTTCTTGTTAGACTTCTTTGTGTCATATACTACAGACACTTGTCTAGAACTATCATCATCATTTAACAAAGTAAGCTTACTTGATTTAAACTCATTATACATTTGCCACATATCAGTGAAGTCAGCTGTAGATCTTGCTTCAGCAATGTCAAGAATTTCTTGTTCTGCAGCAAATATCTTAGCCTCAATCTTTTTGATGTTTGTGTCATTATATAGTATCTCCTCTCTGTTAGGGGTCACTGCTAAATCTCCAATGTCAAAATTTAAAGTTATATCTTTTCTTCTTACCTCATATCCAAAATCCTCATCTAAAGCATCAAATCTAATAGGGTATCTTACCTTACCTAAAATAAGATCCATACTATCTGAATAGTTACCATTTGTCAGAGACTGGAAGTTATTAACACTAAAATTGTCATACTTTACAACTTTAAAATTGTTGTAACTATCTGCAATATTATACGACTTTCTGTTATAGATATATCCTTCAGTTTTTACAGAACACACTACATATAGGTTTTGGAAATATACTAACTGATTTGCAATTGCATCTTCAAAGTTATTAAAATCTTTCTCCTTAACTTGTAGTTTAACTTCCACACCATTTCTCTCATCAGTGGAAGAAGAGTGCAGCATGTCAATAGAAATACTATTACCATCTTTGTACATCTGGTATATATACTTTGTACCGTTGTAACATGAGGTAATAATAACAACATCTTGATAAGCTAAAGCTGAAAATCTACCAATACCAAACCCTCCAATTTGATTATTGCTATCTCTCTTACTTGAACTACCTATGTTTCTATAGATTTTGTTAAATCTTTCAGGACTTAGACCTACACCAAAATCTTGAATACGACAATAGATGTCACCTTCTGGATCTCGTAATAAATCTAATATTACTGGGTCAGTCACACCTGCTTCTACGTGTGAATCCCATGCATTACTTACTGTCTCTCTAATAAATGATTCAATAGGTTTTGAATATAAATTAGTAGACAATATAGTGACAATAAAGTCTATGTTATCTGTATCTATAGATACGTTGTTTTTATTAATGTCTCCACTCTGGACAACATCACTTACTAAATTCGTGTTAAATTTCATATTACCATGATATACTTGTTATACTTCTTCTCTCTAATAGTTGATTTACTCTTTTAAAACCGTCCTTACTGAACCCTTCACCTGTTACAGGATGATCACCTGTTAACTTGTAATTTAATTTAGGGTCTAATGGGATTTCATCTACTTGTGAATCATCATATTGAACCACCTCAAGTGGATTTTGTATTTTGCGAGCCATATTCTTTGCAGCCTCTGACCAGATCATCCATATACACGGATTCTCTTGACTAATGAAGGTTATTACAGTGGAAATAAATTTCCTCCATTCCTTACTATGTGATGTTGCATCTGTCTCAATTGTCAAAGATGTATTCAATAAGAATACTCCTTGCTCTGTCCAATGGTCTAATGTTTGCCATTCTTTTTTCTTCTTAATGCCCAGCTCCTCTGCAATTTTCTTTAATATTACTGGCATTTTTCTGTTCTTGGGGATTGCAAATGCTCTCCCTACAGCAGTCCCTGGTATGGGATATGGTCTTTGTCCTAGTATTACCAATTTTATATCTTCTACAGGCATCTCAAATACTTTAAATATTTGTGACAGCTTTGGCTGTATTGATTTTTCTCTAAGACTTTCTAAAAATTTGACCATAGGCTCTTCGTAAGCCAAGCTGTGTAACAATGGGATCCATGATTGATGTGCGTTCTTTAATAAATTCATAATAGTATCTGATTTTGTTTTAAAAAATTAACTAATTGTTTTTCATTTCTTTTGTGCACTAAATCTGAAGGGTCACTAATACCATCATCCAATAACTCTACTGGTAAGTTTAATGGACTAGCTTTTGTACCCTCAGGATAATTTATTAAGTCAACTAAATCTTTAGCTGCTTTAATACCTGCTGAATCATTATCGAAGAAAACTACTACCTTTGTAAAGGCATTAATCAACTCCCAAAACTCTTCTCCTTTAGGAAACATACCTTCATTCTGTAACCATCTCACATTAAGGCCTAAATTCTTAAGCACCCTATAGTCTTTATAAGACTTTGAGATAATCAATAATCTACCTGATTTTATTGGTGAATCCATTCCACCAACATCTTCAGCTGTACAATTTGTAATAAACTTCTTATTGCCTTTCTTACCTGGCCTGTAAATCTTTTTATTACCACTTGTAAAATGTGTATAAGCATAAGCTATATCAGGAGTCTGAAATAAATGATCACCTGTTCTAGTCCCCGTAAGTTTAAACTTCTTAATAGGGAAAACTTTATCATTTATAAGGTCATTTTTTGATATATTATATCTTGATTGCCAAAAGTTTCTGTCTTTTATAAGGAAATCTCGTGTATTAAGTAAGATATTTACATTACTTTTCTTCTTACTTACACGTCCTGCCTCTCTACTTGACTTTCTTAATACAACCTTGATGTCATGCTTAACATCTTTACCATCTATTAACTTACTCTTAATAAAAGACAATGTCTTATAAAAGTTAGGTAATCCATAGTAAATCATAACAGAATCAAAACAGTCTATATTAGACATCTTAACTCCTTTGATAACTCTAGTATCTGCAAAATCTGTAAATCTTAGCTTATTAGTATTGAGGTCTGTCTCAAACCAACAACCAGGATTTGTATCATCTCTAAACGGTGATGTTACATATTCTAATTCTACAGGTACATAGTCAAAGACTAACTGAAATATGTCACTTTGCGTAACATATTCCAGTATCTTGTCTTTGCTAATAAAACCACTTTCTACAATGTCATCTGTGATTCTAAATCCTGACATTTACCTACCATTTAGATTTAGCAGGTCCTGCAGCAGCAGCTCCAGCCATTGCTGGCATCACTTCTTCTTCTTCTCCTTCAATTTGCTGCTTAGCCTTGTTACTTTGCATGTAGTTTTCACTACGTGTAAATGGGTGCTCATTATTAGCATCATCTACATAACGAAGACCATTTGAATCAACAGTTTCATTCCACTTACCTACTGGAGGCACTCCTGGATTTAGGAATCTACCACCTTTCATATTCTTAGGTAACTGTAAGAATGTACGATCATTATCTGACCCTATATTCCACTGCCACTCTACAAATACATCAACAGGTAAAGTTGCAAAGTTTGCTGGCTTGATACCACACATTGCTGTAGCCCATGTTGCAAAGTTAGAAACATTACCTGCAACTAAAGCTGCTTGTATTTGTTGTTCTGTTGCACCTAAAGCTTTTACTGCATGCACAATAACTGCTTCACGTTGAGCTTTTTCTGCATTATAGACAGCATTATAACCTGGGTCATCTGGAGATATCATAGTGTCTCCTTTATATAGGTCACCTGTAATATCATAGATACGACTACGGAATTCTTTGTCCCCAATAGATACAGTGATATCTACTGCTTCAGCTGCACTACCATCTTTACCTGCATTAGGGTTAAACTGTAATACAGTTATGTTGGCATTGTTTAATCCAAACTTACCACCTTGTTTACTTTTTAGGCTTTCATCATTATCTGATTGAAATCCCCATGCACTTTTTACTTCACTCATAATTTAACTTTTTATAAATTTATTTAATATTAAATAAAACTCTACCACTCTGCCTTAGCTTGTTCTTCGGCAATTGTTGGTATTTCCTTTTCTTCTTCAGGCTCAGCTTCTGCTACAACCTCTTCCACCACTTCCACTGCTTCAGGTACAGATTCAGGCTCTTCAGCCTCTTCTTCCTCTTCAGCTTCTATTGGTAACCTGGTTTCACCCCAGTTAGATTGCTCTACTACTACGGGCTCTTCTACCTCTTCTGCTACAACAGGTACAGAAAGTGTCTCGTCCTTAATGAACTCTTCAACATCTTTCTCTTCCTCTTCAGTTTCTATTGGTAACCTGGTTTCACCCCAGTTAGATTGCTTTACTACTACGGGCTCTTCTACCTCTTCTGTTACAACAGGTACAGAAAGTGTCTCGTCCTTAATGAACTCTTCAACATCTTTCTCTATCTTTAAGTTATCTGCTTTCACTAACTCAGGCTGAATTACTTCTATATTTAGAGTAGCATCTTCTACTAATCTAAATGAAGGTTTCTTCTTAGTTTTCTTACCCAATAATGCAGGGTTCTTAAACATAATTTTACATTCAGCTTTTGTGATACCATATATTTCTGCTATCTCATCACGAGTTAATCCATCTTCTAAGTGTTGTAACACTTGCTTTATTCCAATAATTTGTTGCATCTTCTAATAATTTTTAAGTTTCTCTATAACTACATTGTAGTCATTTTCTATTTTACCTTCAAATAATCCCATAGGACTTCTGGCAGTATTGTATCCATTGTTCTGTGTCTCCAAGATGTAATTTAAATCATCACCATCTTTCTCAACATTAGCATAGAATACAGTTTCTAATTTACCCTCTATCTGCATTTTATTTGCAAGATTACCAAGAGTCTTTAGTCTTACACGAGTCTCAACACCTTCCTTGTAAGTCTCTGTGTGACCTGTGAGGATAGCATAACGATCTTCTTCAAACATTCCTCTTTCAAGGCCTGCTTTAATGTGATCAATGATTTCTTTGTAAGATGTAGGTACAATGTGATAAGGCTCTTTTGGATTTATTTTCTTACCATATTCAGCTCTACCACCTTGCCATACAGGATTTTTATTATCTGCATTATACCATATATTAGATTGTGGAGGTAAATGTCGCATACCTGTAGACTTGCCAACTCCTGGTGGGCCTACAATTAAACATATCTCGAAACCTAAATTCTGTAAATCGATAATGAACCTGTAGATATCCTGTGAATAATCTTTCCACTTGTCATGGCCAGGTTTCTTTTTGTCTAACATAAACTGATTCTCTTGAATCTGTGTTAGAGTGTCAATACAAACTGTACTAATCATACTTCTTTTTATTTATTAATTAATTCAAAATTCTTGTAGCCACCAAACATGTTGGTTCTAAAGTGCTGTGGAAATTCACAGTGTCTGCTCTCTACCAGGTGAATGGTTCTTAGATTTGGAAATATAGGATTATCTCTACTGTCTCTAATCACAGTACCAAAGTGCTTCTTTAAGTTGTATCTTTGATCATTGGGATTAAATATAGTGAATACATAATCTGCATCCTCTGCTAAGTTACCAGTATCCTTGATATCATCACTCCCTGGGAATAACATATCACCGAATTCTTTCATTCTTCCTGTCTCTGTAAGACTACGATTTAAGTGAATAATATGAACAAATGTAAAGTTACACCAGTTCCTTAATTCTACACTGTACTCGATATACTTGTCTACAGTCTGTTTCATCTGCCATCCTCTTTCAGGCAGTAGCTTTCTAAGGTGATCTGTTACAATAATAGTTTGCCTGTCTGGCTTGTGACTATTGTAACCTAAAATCCTAGTTGACTTACCATACTTTTGAGTAATAAATTTACCTGATTTCTCAGCGTGCCTCTTCAAGTACTTGTAATGGCCTGTTGGATTATCCTTTTCTTCTATGAAGGTAATGTAACCTTTTGTCATTTGTACACCATTAACAGAATATTCTCCAAACATAGGAATTATTCTCTCAGCGTATACTTTCTGTAACACCTCAAAGATTTCAGGCTTAACTGTAATGGTCTCTCCATTGTCATCCTGCATTCTACCACGAAGATAATCAGGGGACAAATCAATTACTGACTGGTCATCCCTGGTTATACCTTCTGGTAATGTTATAGTGGTAATACCGTGATCATGGAACAAGAAGAAAGTAGCAAAATCAAATTCTTTACTTACTCTATCTAGCTCAAATGAAAAATATATCCACTCTATATCTAAGTTGTGTTCCTGTGCATAGAGGAAAGGTTGAACAACAAATGCATAATCTACAAATGTTGACTTACCAGCCTTTGGAGCTGCTGCAACACCGTAAATTCTACCTCTTTGTACACCATTAATTGGCTTAGATACATTTTCTAAACCTGGTCCCATAGGTAGTCCCTTGTTGCCACCCTTCTGGCCTTTCTTATATTCCTCTATAAAGTTCATTACTTACTTACTCCTTCATTATCGAATTCCACATTCTCTGTTGGCTTTTCATACTCAACAGCGACTACATTAAAACTGGCTAATTCTTTCATTATAGCAGGTTTAACTATGTCCCATTGAGACCCACCTATACCACAACCAATCTGTGGTAAGAATACAGTAAACTCTTTCCTCTTTTCTGGTTCAAATGAACTAGTAAAGGCTCTTAATGAATTGATGAGTGCATACAAATCGAAATTTGGCCCTGGATCAAGTTGTGTATATAAATTTACACCTAACTTTACTCCCTTGTCACTTTGGGCTAAGACTACTGCAGCATAAGAACCAAATCTTTGGTTATCATGTCTAGTGTCGTATTGGTCTAAGAAGAACAATGGTGCAACTTTGTTGCGTACTTGCAAGGCTATCCCTGCTCCCATTGTTTTTCGGCAATTTGCTCCGTGCATAAAAATAGCATTGCCTGGGCTATCAAAGAATAATGCTAGCGCATCTCCTTTCTTCTCTACAAAGGTAGTACTTTCTGATGGATTTTCTCCCATATTTTTAATTTATTTGTTAACAATTATATAAAAACTTTTACTTCTCGTCTCTCCAACAATCAAAGTAAGCATGCCTCGGAAAATCTTTAACTGGGGGCATTCCTGTGTATCTAAAATGCTTCCCAATATAATTAGCTTTATTTGCTAGCAGCTCACGTCTTGCATCATGGTCAAATCCATTCAGGCCAACACAAAATGTGCCTTTACCCTCATATTCTACCACAAAACCTTTGGCCATACCACTTGGTAATCTATCTGCCTTAAGTTTAGATGTAACACTCCTACCTAGCTCATTAATTTTCTTTTCTGCACCTTCTCTGGCCACTGTTGATTCTTCTACGTCTATTACTATACCATCAAACTCCTTCTTGTCATCCTTTAGTTTGAGTAGTGTTCCCGTTTTCAAGGTAGTTCTACCATTCTTATATGGATGGAATTTATGTGTAAGCACTAGGCCTTCAAAATCTTCAGTTACTGCATTTTCATACTCAGTGTATAGCTCATCAAGTGTATTAACTTCTAGTTGTGGTGTAAATAATACTGCAGGGTCAGTGTAATCTGCCAACCTACTTTTTATTTCATCCATCCTTTCTTGATAACCTATTAGTTCAGGCATGTCCAGTACTATACCATCAAATATCCAAAGCCTTAGCTCATCATGAAATTTAGTCAGAAACTCTATGTCTCTGCCACCATATTTCTCTTGAAATGCCTTAGGCTTTTTTGACTTCATATTTGTCAGCTCTTTAATGGATTTAGGGTCTGTTACATCTTCTTTTGCAAAGAACCTAAATATCTCATTAAACTTCATACTGTGTGCATAAAACTCTCCCTCTACTATTAT